TTTTCCCAAAAGCCCCCGCGCAAATGATGTCAGGTCAGTTGCCGCCATCTGGTCAACTCCCGAGAAATACGGGAGTTTATTTGCACCGGTTGCGAGCCAGGACAAAGCCGTTAGGGTTGCATCTAAGGGTTGAAAATTGGCCAGGATGTAGTTAAGAGTGCCGGCGGTCATCATGTTTGCTGCGATATCATTCGCTGACCATGCGCGGGCTGTCGTTCCCTCCTGGCCGCGTTCGATCGTCATGGTGTCACCAGTGCGCGCGGTTACATGCATGATTTCGGTGAGTTGCCCGGTTGCCGCATCAATCAGGGTTAACTTAAAAAAACTTACTCCGTCTGATGGCGCAGGAAACAGTGATCCGGTTCCTGAGTTAACAGTCAAAGAAGTTGCTGATGCGCTAATTCCTGCCGCCAGCACAGTCTGCGCATTGTTGGCAGCTAAAAGTGTGAGTGCCATTTATCCTCCGGGATTCGGGCAATAAAAAACCCGCTGAAGCGGGTTTGGTTAACGATTTTTAGTTAATTACGAATTCTGCTTTATTGATACATAGAGACTAAAGCAAGTGATAGCAATTATTTCTGGTATTAAAAAACCCACCTGAGTGGGCCTTTATAAAGATCATGCCTTTTTGCAATCAAATATATCAATACCACCTGAGGAACCTAAATCCATGACATAACGAACAGCATCTTTACTTGGTTCGGTATCCAAGTGGTTATCAAATAACCTTATCAGGTAGCTACTGCCATCATAGCTTGCATTAACTACCAAAGAACCACCAGGAGACATTCCACCTCGCTCACCAGATGCTGAATCAATGACCCTGAGTTTTGGGGAAATAATTTGATAACCATTGGAAAAAACAAATCCAACTACATCCACATTATCTTTAACTCCGACCCGAATATTACTACTATCAATAGGGCCGCTTGCAATATTAAATTTCGCCTTACAATAAAATAACTGCCCTACGTTTACTGGAGTTTGCTTACTCATTATTTCTGACTTCTTATCGTCTTCTTTTATTTTTTCAATAGCACGCACATAATAATCATATACACAACGGTCAGCATCAAAAACAGTGCAACTAGATGTGAGTGCCTCTAAGAATTGGTCATCTTCTTTTCCTAATCTTAGGTATTGATTTCTAGCTTCAGCGGTAGTCTTTGGTCCTTTGGTTGTATTAACGCTCACTCCAGGCTTCGATAAGGATAAAAGAAGATCTCTTTTTTTTTGTAATGTCTGAGCAGAATCCCAAGCCTGATTTAAAGATCTTTCATGTAAATGTTCGCAACCAGAAAGAAGAAGTGAAAGCGCAATAATAATTCCTTTTTTCATTTTCCTGTACCCTTGCTGTGAGTGATGCGTAATTGTACACCACTTACCCAATGATAGTCACGCTCACTGGTTGATAAAACGGCATGTGTAGCAACCCGCTGTCAAAGGCCTGTTTGAAGAGGGCGGCATATTCATAATTGTCGCTCTTTATAAGCAGGCTACTCTTCTGATTGTATGATCGTGCATTGAAAGAAAACCCATTAAAAATAGTTGCGTCGGTTAGTTTTCTGTACCCCTTAATTATTGATATGCTCGCGCCCGTCCCAGTGAATAGAACTGAAATACTCCACCGCTGATCGTTAACGACATCCACCCCGTCTACCCCGGTCAAAAAGCGCATTATTCGACGCTTCAGCCACGGGATAGTGAAATAGTACCCATCACCCTTGTAGAAGTTCCATGTCATGATGCGCTTGAAAAGATCATCGGAGATAACAACCTGCTCAGACTGATTTACCACCTTCCGCCCATTAAATGGCAGCTGGTTAAACAGCATGGCATTGTACGGGCCGTAAACGGTTCGCTTCCCACTGATAAGCACTGGCGGCTTAACGCCATAAATCCCTCTTGCTATCCATTTCAGCTGGTCACCAGCATTGTATCCGCCAACAAATATCGGCAGATTAGCGTTAATCATCCATGAATAAATTTCCTGAGCCATGGCGTTATATGCGCTGACGAATGCATGGAGGTCATCATCGTCGTTATACTGCGTATACAAGTAAGACTTAATGATATCTTCAAGCATATTATATTCCGTCCACGATAACCCCGTCGGAGGCAATAAACCAGTAACTGTATGGGTCGCCGCTGATAATGTTGGTTCCGGCATCCACTCCTGTGATAACACCATTTACCGTAACAATAACGTTCAGTGTTGAAATCAGGCTCATATCCAGCGTGCTGTTAATTGCCTGAAGAAATACATCCTTGACGTTATTGATATTCATCGGCTTCCCAGCGAATATCCCGTTTACATAATTGATAACCGGTTGCGAAACCAGTGAGGCGATAGTCGCGTCCGTCAGGTAGTTAACGCTTTCCGTCGCCCACTCAAATTTAATCGTCACCAGCTGCTGCAGCGGGATAACAAAGGGGATGACGTAGTTGTCAGGCCAGTCATTGATCGTGACAACGTTATTCCTCAGGTTCGGAGTAACTATACCCCCGCCTGTCCATGCCCCGGAGGCAGTGGTATTTATTCCAATAGAGAAAGTATGAGGGCTCAGCACGGTAATGGTAAGATTTACGTTATTGACGCCACTCATCCCGGTTACGCCAGTGATACGAATCACCTGCCCGGAACTGAAACCATGGGTGATGTCAGTAGTGACAACCCCAGGGTTCGCATTGGTGATCCCGGTGATATTCAGGTCTGCACCTTTGAGCCTGCTGATGTCGCCGGCTGACTTATAAATGGCCCCGGCCATTTCATAGATATCACCGCCACCGCACATCACAATCCAGGAATTACCGCTCTGAACCACGGAAACAAGACGTGCCTGAACATCACTCAGGTCGGTTAACTTCTGGCGTATAAATCCGGGATATCCCTGCACGGTCGACATCTGAGCTTCCCAGACGCGCTCGCGAAACTCGTAATTGGTTTCAGGTACGCCACCCGGCGTACCGGCAACAGGGTTGGTACATGTCAGGGTAATGTCCGACGGCAGACTGGTAAGGATCTGGTTAACTGAGCCTACCGGAACAGCCCAGGAACCAGTATTCGTTGCAATGGCTGTTACCATTGAGCTGACACCTGAAGACAGGACCACTGTCGCATCGGCAATCTGGTAGGTATACGTGCCGTCGCTTACCAAAAACCCCTGAGGTATAACGAATCCTGCAGGGCCGCTAAACGTCACTGGTACGGTAGTCGATCCCTCTGTTTTTTGTGCGCTTATTCCTGCCTGCTGCGCCAGGAGGTTAAGCATGTACATATTCGCTTTCAACGGGCCGACGGAGTTGATGAGGTCGACACGAATCTGATCGGCAATGAGCAGCGCGCCAACGTCGGTACCGACGATATCCTCAATCAGCGATCCAGGAAGGTCCGTAGTGATACCAGGTGATAACTCAGTGGCTCTTGAAACAAGATCGGCGCGCAGCTCTTCGGAGGTTTTCGGCACTGGCCCGGCCGCATCATAGCTAACGGACAAATCACTCATACGTTCACCGTTGTGATAATTTTAGAACCGGCGTTCGTTATCGCCGAAATGTTGTATACGGGAGGGTCATCACTCACCAGGGCTATCTGCAGCGATGAGAAATACTGGCTAAATTGCCGTTGAAGCCTGTCGACATAGTAGGTAGGCATCACCTGCTGAATGACTGAACTCTGCGACGGGATGCCGTTGTTTGCAAAAAATGGTGACTCCTGCGGAGCCAGCTTGAGGTTCTGGATCAGCGTCGTCAGATAAATAGAATCGTTGAAGCCGTTTTCATCCGGCACCACCAGCACCCACTTGCCATTTGCATCTCTTCCGTAGGTTCTCATTGCGTGATATTCCCGTTGAAAGTGGTGGTCGGGGCGCCGGTGTTTGAACCGCCATTCCCGTTTGTATGCTGATGGTTATTCAACCATGCGACCAGAGCTGCCCAGCCGGTATGCATAATCTCCGGGCTGGTGCTGGCGGTTGAATCCTGTAACTTCCCGCTCTGTCCTGTGATGCTCCACATTCCATGGGTAAGGGTTAGAACGGTGCTACCGACAGTGACCTTAAACAAATCGACGGCCGCAATCGTCACGCTGTCCGGAGTTAACAGAAACGTCGTGTTGCTTCCCTGGTCCCTGATAGTTACGCCCTCAGGTCCGTAGATAGTGACAACATTCCCGTCTACGGCTTCCCATTCAGTGTTGCTGATCGGCAGGTATACCAGGGCGCTAAGGTTGGCTGGAGGGGTTAGGTCGGCGATACCACCGCCCTGCCCGCTGACGCCGCCAAGATAGGTGTCTGCAGGAATAACAATCCCTTTATCTCCTGGCTGCATCGGATATCGAATGTACTGCGGACCGAAAAGCGGGATCGTGACATTAGGGAAAGCGTATGGCGTGTCATGCAGCTCGAAGGCCACCGTGACCATGTTGCCTTTCTGCTCAACAATGCTGGCGGGCAGGATTTTTCCGGACGCCTGGAACGCCTCCTGGAATTTCTGCTCAGCGAACCTGTTCATGTTCCGGCCGAAATTTAGCTTCTGGTCAACACTCATTTTGCCTTAACCGCCTCCGCCGGGTATGCCTCAATCACGGTGATCCACGCCTCTGCTGTTGGTTGCCTGCTGTTACCCAGCAACCTAACCGATTGCACTACAAATTCACCGCTAAAGGCTGAGTCATCGCGAAACTGTGAGTAAGATGAAGCCTGAATCATCGGCCTAGCCTTCTCCGGCATCAGGATGTGGTCGCCAGTCTGCAGGTCAGCGCGCATAACGCAGATTACGCTGACAACGCCAAAGCTGATCCACGTTGGCTGCCCTACCAGATCATTGAACTTAATCTTGACAGGGTTTTTGCTTCTTTCTGTAGCGCTTGTTTTCGAATTCTGGTCTGGATGGTTGGCGTAATCGTTATCCCATACCCGTATTTCGTTGCCGTTGACCACGGCAATTTCCACGCCCGTGTAGCCTGGGTCTTTGATGCGTGACAGCGAAAACGCCCTCAGGTTCTTTGCCAACTCAGTGAGGGAGCCACAGAATATTGGGCGATCGTAATTCAGGATTAGCCTGTCGCTGATGCTGATGTTCGGCCTAAACCCGCCCATCGTCATGACGCATTGTGTCAGCGCAACGGAGAGTTTCTGCCCCATGGACCATGGCATGGTAACCTGTAGCGGGACCATCTCACCTCTGGCCGTTGTGTTAACTGGGCCAGAAACAATGATGAAGTCCAGTCGTAATTCTGTGCCCTGCCAGTTGCCGAACACCTGAAAAATATAACCTTCAATAGCTAGCTTTTTATCCCATACGCCCGCAAGCGGCAGGCCTTTCGACATACCGGCAAAGATTTGAATTCGCTTACCGTAGAGGTTCTGTCTGGCCTGCTGCATGTCTTTAGGGCCTATGCCCCATACAGTGAGATGGGTTTCCCCTGCTGGCGTGGATTCGCCAAATCGCATAATGTCGAACTCGACCATCAGCGCGCCAGGGTTATAGACTCCATTCTTCAGGCTGGAATATTGCTGGATTAAGGTGTCGCCATCAAGAATGTTAATTTCGTAATAGCGCATCAGCTCGTTACCTCAATCTGCCCGTTCTTTTCATGCCAGATCATGGTTGTCGATGTGAATACCCCATTCAGAAGGTTTATCCCTCCGGTAGACGTCGAGCCTACAACGGCAGTATTCAGTACCGGATTGCCGGCACTGTTGGTGATCAAGAGATACCAGCGCTGTGCGGCTATGTTCCATTTCATCTGGCAGGTATAGACCGTCCCGTCGAGAACCGGCGAGAACGTCATGCTCTTCATTTCAAGCCCGGTAAATGGGTAATTGACGGTGCTCATATGCCAAATACCCCCTGAAGCTTGCCGATCACGCCAGTTATCGCTTCAGTCACCGATCCACCAAGCGATGTATTGCCGAGTGCACTGACTGTGTTCGTCCAGGCGCTGCTTGGATTCTTATGTCCTGCATCAATTTTACTGAGGAAGCTGTTAACGGCCTGGTCAGCAGCAGTTTCGGTAATCAGTGGCTGCTCGAAATCCCAAAGCCAGGACCTCTGAGGAAGCGGATCATTACCGGTAGAGCTGTCCTTAACAGTTTTCAGGATGCAGTTGTTGTAGATAATTGACGGCGTGGCCACGATGTAAGTCCCACCCAGGTTGGCGTGCGCCTGAAGCACCGCCTGCAGCGCGCTCAGCGTTACCAGCTTGGTCATGGCGCCGGTATTCTCGTTCACTGGCGCATCCATCATCAGGCTGACTCTCAGCGGCTGTGCAAGAAGCGCGTTGGCTGCTACGGTCTGGTTAGCGAACGGGTAACGTGCAATGTCGTAGTCGACCATTGTCGAGCCCTGAATGGGGCGCCAGTGACAGAAATATTTGTCCAGATCGGTAAGGTTGATTGCCCCACCGATCAGCCCTGTCACAAAGCTGGCGCTCTGGGTGAGCGCGACTATGGGCAACATGCCACCGGGGATGGCCTCCGCAACTCCATTGCAGAGGATAACCGGGGATATTTCGAAGCCAAGCCGGTAAAGCTCGCGAGTAAATGCCATTATCATCGAACTCCGAGTTGAGAACTGGAAACAACGGCATTCCCGCCAGTGTTATTGTAAACGACCATTCCAGAGCCGTTCCCAGCAAGCCCTCTGTCAACAATCTGTTGCAGTAGTTGGTTGGTCTTGTTCGTGTTTTTGGCAACCTCTGAATTGTCGCTGCCGTTTTCTATTGCCGGGTTTTTCTGAGAACCATACATTGCTTCATATTGCTCTCTTACTCGCCCAGGGTAGGCGACATTCTCAGCGCTTCCACGACGAACCCCTCCGTTGTAATAACGAAGCGCCTCGTCAAAATCACCGCCAGACTGTTGCATGGCCCATGAGAAAACGCGCGCTCCTGCCATAATGTTGTCGCGAGGGTCAAATGGCTTTTCGCCATCCCTGAAGTTGGAGGGCATAACCTGCATCAGCCCTTTAGCACCTGCGCTGGATACAGCATTTTGGTCCCATGATGATTCGGCTGCAGCTATAGACTTCAACCACTTCGGATCAACGTTGTACTTTTTAGCCGCCTCTTCGAAATACTCATCGTATTGAACCGGAGCAACTCCAGAAGCCAGTTTTAACTTTTTCAGCCAGCCGGGAACGTTCGGATCGCTCTCACTTCCAGGGACATAATCAGGACCGCCGTTCGGGTCGTGGACAGTCTGGTTGTTAAGCATTGGCGAGGAGGCAGCCATAAACTCACTCACGCTGGTTTTGCCAGTGAATAGGTCAATTACTCTACCTATCGACTGACCTAGCCTGCGCAGGCCATCCATAAAGTCGTCAACATCTTTGGTAAAATCTGGTGAAGCGAGGTAATTCCCGAAGCGCTCTATGCCACTGGCCAGCCCGTCAATCCACTTACCGAGTTCTGGCGACTGCAGCACCGTATCAATGGCACCAGCCAGCGCATCAGAAAGCTTGCTAAGCTGCGGGGTTAACGGACCGAGCCCGCGCACAAACGTGTTACGGATGCTCTGCCCGCTGTAATCAAGCTGGACGTTGAAATCCTGCCACTGCCGCGCCTGCTGATCGGTAATCTGCAGTAATTTCGCATCCTTCTGCGCCCGGCGCTCCATCGCATCGATTTCTTCATCGCTCATATTCTTAAAGCGATTCAGGTCATCCAGGCTGAAAAAGTTCGTCAGGCCGTAGGCGTTGGCTCCCTGGAGGGTGCTGCCGTTTTTGACAAAGATGTCTCGCGCATTGCGAATCATCTGCGGCAGGAGTTTGGCCGGGTCCTGGTCAGGGTTGTTGATCCCCATAGCCTGGAATGTCCAGCGCCTTGACAGATCCATCTGGCTGTCGCGGATAGCGCCCAGCGTTCCCGTCGGGTTGCCAAGCGCTTTCTGGTAGTTAATGGCTGTCGAGTCCAGCGCGCCGATGCTCGTCCCGATCCCGAGAGAGGTGAAACGCTGGGACCCGGTCGTGGCCGCCAGCCGGTTAAGCCCGAAAAGACCGCCGACACCCAGCACGCCGGTGAACAGGCCGACAATTCCACCCCATGACAGCAGGCTTGTGGTTGCATCCCTGATGTGCCCGGCCAGCGATTTCGCGTCCTTCGTGGCGTCACTCAAAAAACCCTTTGATGAGCGAGTTTTCTTGTTGAAGTCTTCCTGACTCTTGTTGGCCCTGTCCAGACTGTCGGTAAGCCGCTCAAGGCCGCTGTTTATCGACAGAATCGCGCTTGCCCCCTCAGAAAAGGCTTTAGCCAGTAGGTCGCCCTCTGTTTTCGCTTTCGCCGTCTCTTTGGTGGCATCAGTAGCACCATGCGCCAGCCCTCGCCATGCTTCAGGGAGTTCCTCTAATGCAGCCTGATATTCTTTAAACTTCTCCATAAACGCGACAAACTTGTCGTCATTTACGTCAATATCGACAATAGACTTAGCCACCATTGAAGGAACCCCTGTCTTTTAGCGCGGAAATAATGTAACGCTGGCGGTACTGCGCCGGGCTGGCGAACTCTTCGCCGGTAATTTCCCTGATCACCCGCCAGAAACCCTCGTTAGACGCCCAGTCTAGGAGGGTATGTATGACGTTTCCGGCTGGGCACTCGGGGTCTGGATATCGGTAGGCGGATTCGACGTCAGCAACGAATCGCGGAACGCCGTAACGCTCAATGATTCGAGTTGCCCACCGAACATGCCGATCACTGATCCCACTGTCGGCGCTATCAGCTGTGCTTTCTGAATGGCAGAGGAAACCATAAAAAAAACCACCTCACCTTCAACTTCGCGGTATTCGTCAGGGGAGATAATCCCCTGCTTCATCGCGGCGTCGAATGATGTTGTTTTCCAGGTTCCACCGTCATTCCAGACCACAGATGTAAGGCGCTGGATCTCGTCAACGATATTTGGCCCGTGCTGCCCGTTATCAGCATTGAGCTCCTGCTCGCGCTTGAGCTTTTTGCGGAGCATCATCGCGGCAACGCGCGCCGCGCCAAGGCCGCCGACCTGTGAGATGAAGTTGGTAAAGAGGTTGCCCAGCAGCAGGCAATGCTCCTCCACCACCTCATACGGGAACGGGGTCACATGCAGGTACACGATTGACCCGTCTTCCCGGGTGATGTTTGTTACCAGGTTGAGCTTTTTGTCTATTTTCACAATCAGACCCACATGTTGTCGTTAGCCAGGATGTAGCCGCTGATGGTAACCACGTACCCGGCATCCATACCGGTAAACGGCAGTTCGTTGAAGTTCACCAGATAAGCGTTAAGCACGGTGAAATTGCTCAGCGTGTTCGCGTCCGGGGTGATTACAACCTCGCCCAGTGCCGTATCGGTGGCGAAGCGGTTTTTGTAGCTGTCACTCAGGCCCTGGGTGCGCAGCAGATGGACGGTGACGGTCACCTGCTGATATGGCGCCTGGCTACCTACGGTGCCGGTCAGCGTCGGGATAATGTCCGTCGCAGGGCCATCAGGACGCATGCTGATGGCGTCCTTGCCAAGATAAGAGGCGGTGATGTTCAGCGCTGGCACGTCAGTTACCGACACCGCGCCGCGTACACGATTGAGGAATCCCTGCGGTACTAATGGGTTTGCCATTTTTTTACGCCCCTACAAAGTTGGTTACGTTCACGTTAAACGTGATGGATTCGAAGCCGCGGCGCGGCGTCATTACGGCGCTCAGGCCGTTATACTTGCCATCGGCGTAATCGGACGGATTCAGGCTGGTGTAATTCGCGAACGGCACGGCGTTAATCACCGCGTTCCCGGCATACGTGCCTTTCTCGTACTCGGTATTGAAATCCTGCTGCGTCAGTCCGGTACCAATTACACGCCCCAGGATCAGGCCGTAACTGATACCGTTGCGCAGCGTCTTCAGCGCGCGGCGTTGCAGGCGGTCTATGCCGTTCTGCTCGTAGTACAGCGGGTTAACCGTGGTGTTTGAACCGTTGATGATTTCGTTGGCCAGATCGAGCTCGAGGTTGATTGCAGTCCACGCCACTGAATACCAGTAGTTGAACGGATTGCCGTCCAGCATGTGGCCAGCCACCAGCATTTTGTTGCTCAGCCCACCTTCCGCGGCGGTGCCGACGTAGTTGATGCTGTTGTCCTGGAGCTGCTTCAGCAGCGTGCCATTTCCTTCTACAGGGTATTCTGTAACCCCGTAACCAAAGCGGTACGCCATTGGCGGCACCATGTTTGATGAGCCAGGATCGTTTGCCAGAGATGACTGGAACGGGAACGCCATGGAAAACTCACCAGCCGGGATGTTTGTCGACTCCACACCTGCAAACACAGATTTGTTTTTGGTGGCGACCCAGGCCGAATAGGTGGCGATCGTGGTGGTAACGAAGAAATAAACCAGTGACGCCGGGCTGGTATACAGACCTGTCAGGGTTTTAAACGTCGTTTCTCCATCCCATTCGCGCGGCACCAGGTACGAGAAGAATTTCTGGTAGGTGTTGCCCAGAGAGATATCCTCATCGATGAAGTCGGCCAGAGCAGCAACAGCAGCAGCAACAGACAAGTCGCCCAGTTCCAGCACATAGACCGCGCGGGTGGTGCCCTGGGACCAGAACGTGGTGTTCATCTCGATGATTTCGTTTGCCGCTACGGTTTTCACCGTACCCATAACTGTTGCCGTTCCTGGGTCTGTAGCCAACGGATAAGTGAAGGCGGTAGAAGTGGTCACAGTGGCGGTTACGGCGCGGTTATAAGCTGCTGGAGTAACGCCAGAGACAACCAGCGGGATAGTGTTGCCAACGTTCCAGCCATGCGCTGCCGAGAGGGTCACCGTGACCACGCCGGTTGCCCAGGAGATCGTTGAAATAGTTTTAGCCGGTGAGGTGATATCCTTCAGATCGTCTTTCGTCGTCAGGAGCTGATACTCACCTGCAGCCAGGGTTGTTCCGCCCATGGAGATCATCGCGCCGGATTTGAGCAGCTGAGAGGGCTTCGGTGGGTTGGTCACCGAGACGTTAATGTTAACAATTGCCATTTATTTATTTCTCCGGGTAAATGGACGGAATCGCTGACGTGATCAGCCTGCGCGCGACGTTCCGCATGCGCTGCTGGTAATAGTTGACTTTGAACTTGATGGTTTTTCTCATGGCGATGATGTTCAGCTCGTTCTGCGTGACGCGCTCGTCCTGAACGACCGGGATATTCATCACGCCCATTTCCGCGTCATCGCCGAGCGTGTACTGCTGTACGTACCTCAGGAAATCTTCAACCCCGGCATTGCGCAGGCCAGTGATGGAGATCGTCACATCCTCGGAAACCAGCTGATACTGGTTCTGCTGCTCATCGAGGTAAAAGCTCCCGGCAATCGGCGCGGTGTTGCTGCACTTCACCGTTGCATACGGCGGAGACAGGTTCTGCGTCGACAGCATGGCCGGGAACATTGGCATGTACTGGCTCAGCGTCAGCCATACCGGCAATGAACTCGAAACCACCACATCAGCCAGATCGATGTCATCTGCAGAGTTGATGATCTGCGAACGCATGTAGGGGAAGATTGCCTCCCCTGTGTAGTGGTAGAGGTTGGCCGGTTCGTTCAGCCCGGTGCGCCGGGAGAAGGAAAACTGAAGGCCAAAGAACTCGCCGATATACAGGACATCAGATCCGATATCGTTGAACGGGTCGATGTCCGCCTGCGCGGTAAACGTTACGACGTTCCGGTCGTATAACTGCTCATCGTCCTGAATGGTTTCGGTCGTCAGGTGCAGATAGCCCTTAACGTTCACCGTATCGGGCTCGCTGCTTGGGTCGTCCGACAGAACAGACGCTTTCACCCAGAAGACGAAGCCATCGAGTGGCAGCACCTTGCGGATATACTTCGTGAACGTGACCACCTGAAAGCGGCTCAGGTCATCAAGACCCTGCGTCAGCGTGGCGTTAAGCTCGGTTTTTGCAGTTTGCTGCAACTCATCCAGGGAAGGCATTTAGCACCCCGCTCACCCAGGCGCGCATCGCGGCCTGATAGGTTCCGGTATCGATGAATGACGGGCGTGGTGGCCCCTTTTTGTTCTTGAATCGCCGGGAGATGCCGTCCAGCGCGCGGCGCGTAGGTACGCCAGGCAACCCGTTCATTTCGGTGTTGTCGAGAAAGGCGACAAACAGGTCATGGATCCGTGACATCGACTCTGCCAGAGGGTCTTTCGCTGGCGGCGCGCCGGCCATCATATTCTCAAGCGACGCTGCCAGGTCGTTCGCCATCAGGTCAGCAATGTCGTTGCTGTACCTGTCGAAAAACGTCTGCATGATTTGGTACTTTTCTTCCAGATACTCAGCGACGTCTCCTGTCGTGGTGTTCTCGTCCTCATACGGGACGTCAATCACTCCCAGGTGGAATGTGATCATGACAGCCCCCACAGGCTGCCGAACTGCTGGGCGATCATCAGGTACCGGCGTCCCCATGGGTCCTGCAACATCTGCAGGTCAGCCAGTGACAGGTCTTTGAAGAAGTCCGGCACCAGGCGTTGAGCGCTGGTCGAGTTATCCCCGGCACCAGTAATCACGCCAGCCTTGAAATCGTTCAGGCCATACGTTTTCCTGAACTCGGCGAATACCGATTCCGTGCCATAGTTGACCAGGAAAGACGCGCCCAGGTTGTACACCGCAACGGTGTACAGATTCGGCGTGACGCACGCGATATCAGGGTTTACCCACTCAACCGCGCCGCCATATGCCAGGGTGAAAGACGGCGAGTCGTCGGGAACCTGCGCGGCGGTCACGCCCATGTCAGTTCGAACGAATTCGATGAATCCCGACAGGCTCGTTGTCATTTTTTCTTGCTCCCGGATTTTTCAGTCACGATTGTTTCGTTAACCGTTGGGGTGTCTTCACTGTCTTCGCGACCTTTTGCCTGCTCCGCGCTGACTTCCATCTCGCCGGAATAGCCGGTACCGCTGTCACGAAGAGCGCTATCCAGAGCCGCTACGGATGCCTGGCGGCGGCCGTGGGCGCCACGGGTCAGGTGAATGTCGTTATCGCGAATCGCTTTTTCGATTACCGCTGCTGACACAGGCTTGTTCAGGCTATAGCACAGGCCGACAAACGCCTGGCTCTGGTCGATTTTGGTCGAGTCAACCAGGCCATAAACCTGGTGATGTTGCACCACCGCTTCAATCTCTTCAGTTGTGCCATCCAGCACCATCATCTGATCGCCGTGGTTAATCGGGATCTGAATAAGGCGGCCGGTCTCGAGCTTGCGATAGGCGAAAATCTGGCGCTGCTTGGTGGTGTTAGCGATATAGAGTTTCATTGGTTACCCTCGTAAAAAAGCCCCTGCAGGGTTCCCCGACAGAGGCTTAACCACTTCAAAGAATGGATCAGGCGCTGTACGCCATGGACAGGATGGTGATTGCTTCCGGACGAACTGCCCAGCCTGCGGTAGAACGCATTTCGGACAGAACATCGATGGCACCACCAGCGATCGGCGTCGGAATCTCGCGCGGCGCGGCCATGTCGGTAAACATCAGCGCGTTCGCGGCAAGAGACGGGGTCAGCTTGGCGAATTCGTTGGTGTTCACGGTAGAGTTGACCATCGGCACTTCGACCTCAGGGATGGTGATCACCACCGCGTCAGTACCGCCAGCACCAGCACCGATCAGGGTATCGTCATACACCCAGTCAACCTGGACGTTTGCGCCCTTCAGCACTTCTTTCACCGTGCCGCCGACGGTGTCAGTACCACCACCAGGACGCTGGTAAGAAGTCAGCTGAACGATCTGCTGAATCTCCATGGCACCGAGGTCGCGCTGCGGCCCCAGGATAACGACGCGCTGCTGGCGGCCCAGTTGCATGGTGCGGGTCAGTGCGGCCTGTACGTGGCCCAGCAGATATACCGCCATCTGGCCGTGGTCATAGGTCAGCACGGTGGTGTTACCGTTGCTGTCCGGAGGCAGGGACTCGGTCGTCGCGCCAGCGGTGTTCAGCAGGCCTTCACCGCCAGCAGGGTTCATGCCGTACAGCAGAGCAGAGCGCAGCTGCTGGAAAATACCCTGACGCATGCCAAGGCGCTGAGCTTCCGGCAGTGCAAAGTTCCAGTTACCGGCAGCGGCCATGTCATGGTGATCGTAGATACCACGGCAGCGGAACAGGTAGGTTGGGGTGGAAATCATCTTCGCATCCAGCGCAACACTTGGCAGCTGGTTACCGTTACCGGACTGGCTGGAAGTGGTCTGGGTGCGAATGTCCAGGCGGCGCATATAGACGTACTGATCGCCTACGCCGAGACGGACTTGCGGGTTACCGCTGGCGATGGTTTCAAACGCACCTGACGCCTGCTGATAACCAATGATCATCTCCGGCGCGATGTACGACGGATTGACGATGGTGTAGCTGGGGGTAATTGCAGCCATTTAATTCAGCTCCCGATTAAAGTAAGACCAGCGCGCAGCTGTCGGTGTTGTTCCAGGTCAGGAAGCCCGTCGCGCTGTCATAGCTGACAGTCTTGGAGTTGCCTGATTCGATGGCGAGCACTTTTACCGGCAGCGTGATGTCGGAAAGCGTAACTGCGCCGATGGTGCCCTGCGTGGTTGCAGCGCCGCCTGGTGCAGTTGCCGGTGCATAGGTGAATGTTGTTGCGTTCACGACTGACAGCACGACCACAGTGCCGTTGTACGCTGCAGGAGCGACGCCACTGATTTTAACGTACTGGCCAGCGGTAAGGCCGTGAGCTGATGCGGTTGTCGCCGTCGCCACGCCAGCGGAATAGGTCACAGCAGTTGTCGCAATGTCAGAACCGGCGAAACCGGCCGCCGCCGCGGTGGTGATCTGGTTGTTCACGAAGTCCCATGCCAGTGGCGTTTTCACTGAGGCGCCAGAGGTGCCCAGTGCGACAACCTGCGCAGAAGCTTTCAGCGGAACGCGCATGTTAGAGCCCAGGCGGTAGTAAGAAACGCTCATGCCGGATGCGTACAGCGGAACCGGTGACTGAGGAGTGGTCAGGCCGTTGTGAGCCTGATTGAAGACGGTGAAACCTTCCAGTTCGGCAACAGACACAGCGCGACGGATGATTGAGCCGCGCGGACTTGAGCTGGTACCAGGCAGAAGCTCAGCAACCGGCAGACCGCCCCACAGTGGTTTGGTTTCAGTTGCAGCAACGGTGCCCGCCGCCAGGTTAAAGCGGTTGGCCGGGTCATCCAGCGCCACACCCTGAATATAACCGTCGGACTGCACACCGAAGGAGCCCAGCGCGTTCGTGGTTGCCATCGGGTTAAGAGATAAAGTAGCCATGCTTGAGAGCTCCCGTTAAGCCTGGTTGTTGAAACTGGTGACCTGACGCTTGCCGGACTGGAACGGAGCCCAGGTGGCAGCAGGATCGCCTTCGAAGGTGCTGATCTGGCGACCGGTCGCATCAGCGCGTTTAATTTCGCGCAGCATGCCAGGGCCAACAGACAGGCTTGCCGATTTCTGCGCGTCGGCGTAGATCGTCTTCTCGGCTACGCTCAGCAGGGCTGAGTCAGCGATGGAGGACAGGTCGACGGATTTGAAGTCAGGCGAATGCTCCTGAAGCTGGATCATCAGGCGGCGGCGATATGCCAGCGGCTTTTCACCAGACAGCGGTACCGGCGCGCGCTTGCCGAAGCATGAGAACACGCTATCAGCCTTCACCTGTGCATCGGCGACTTCGTTACGCTCTTCATCGCTCAACTCGGTTGGGATGCGGGAGCGCAGGTCTGCGATCTCCTGGCGCAGCTGAGAGTCAGCCTTTTCTTTCGCCATACATTCGGCCTCTTCCGCGTCGGCCTTTTCTTTAGCTTCAGCATCCGCTTTTTCCTTCGCGGCTTTCTCTTCCGCGTCAGCTTTGGCTTTCGCCTCTTCGGCCTCTTTTGCCTCAGCATCAGCCTTTTCTTTCTTGGCTGCTTCTTCGGCATCGGCCTTGGCTTTGGCGTCTTTTTCTTCGTCAGCCTTAGCCATGCGTGCGTCAATCGCCTTATTGATTAGCGCTACGATTTTTTCCTCGTCCATCTTTTCAGCCTCGTTTGGAATGGAATCAGATTTAACACCAGTAGGGGCAAGGAGCTTGTCCCATACGCCCTGTTCACAAATTGCAACGTGGTCGAGCAATACCGGGGAACCTTCCACCAATAGAGGCTGACCGTCGATTTTGATGATTGAGTCCTGCATTTCGCTGAACGTGACGGTTGGCGAGGTACTCAGCTGCCGTGTCGCCATAATTTCGGCGGCTTCAGCGTCGTACACCCGGGCAATAGCCCAGACCTCGCCACTATCTGCAACCCAACTGTTCGTCAGGGTGCCGATAACACGCTTCGCAAATTCATCGCTATCGAGCTTGTTTTTCTCCGGGTGCAGCCAGATAAGCGGTACACCGGCAACTCGCTGGAGAAACTCTGGGGTGAGATAGTCGTCCGGGTTACGAAAGGCCATCTGTTGATCTGCAGAGCGCCAGGTAACCCCTGTTCCGGTTACCCGGATGGCGAACATCCACATGTTGATAAAGAATTGCGGGCTGCTTAGCGTCCCGTCAGCGATGAGCGCGGCCACCTCGGTTTCATTGAGCGCCTGCTGCGCCAGCATCTCAGCGAAGGGCTGGTGAAGCGGCTTGGGCAGATCGTCAATGTGGAACCATCCGGCAGCCAGCGATTCGTCGTTAAGCTTCGCCTCGAACCTCTCCGGCACCTCGGCGCGAAACGTCAGATAATCGCCATATACGCTGTGAGGGGTTAGTGGGCCATCGTACTGATAACCCACCTCCTCCAGCACCTCGCGGCGTGCGGCATCAATAGCCAGTTCGCCCGGCTCTACCGTTCCGCCAGGCTGGCACCACGTGCCATCATCCGAGCGCTGGATCAGGAAGACGAACTTACCCTGACGGAACATTATCCCGCTGCCAAAAATAGCCACGTTTTAATGCTCCTATGCTTATTTCATAGACGCCATGAACTTCTGCCCCTTCTGGGTCAGCATGTGTTCAGGAATACTCCGGAGGTTGTACAGATAGGTTACGTAACACCGGCAAAAAACCTCTTCACCGGGCTGCGTAATTTCATCAAGGTACCCGGAAGGCCCCACCTTCACGTAACCGTTTTTTTGCGCCCAGTTACCGCGAATGAGATAGACCACCTTATCGCGCTCTTTGTGATCTTCCCTGTAGTCATAACCCGCTTGCCGCCAGTGACTATGCCACTCGGCAGCTATGGCGTTATTACTGGCAGCTATGATGTTGTCGATGTTTGCAATGAGTTTATGGTTCTGATCAATCATCACCCGGCGCGCTTCAAAATCAATTTGCAAGGCGCTTTTCCGAATGTGATCACAGTTGTAATTAACCCCGCTTTTGGAGGATACCGACAGTCCACCTCCAACGTAATCCTGTACAGGGATGCTGGTAGCCCACCCGCTAAATCTCTGGACTGTTTTGTTTATCGCTCCTGTGCGGTTTAACTTAATTAAGTCGGCGCTAGCCAGGATGCGTCTATCAAGCTCACTTCTTAACTTCGGCTCCATGTAATTCAGAGTAAAGCGAGACAACCCTGGATGCCGATCCAGAGCCTTAGCCCTGTTAACCTGCATCTCATAGGTTGATCTAAGCTTGTCTGACACCCTTGATATGTAGTCATCATGGGTTTCGCTTTCCGCCGCCTGGCGAATAATTCCCTGCCATCGCTCCAGCTCCTCTCTCGAGGTATAGCCATTGCGCAAGAAGAATTTAACAGCCTCCCTTACTGTTCTGGAAAATTTGCTCATAGCATCATCCCGCCGCCGGGCTCTTCAGCTTTCGGCGGCTCCGGCGGTGGGTTTTCCTTCAGCGAGTCGTAATCGAGATTAAGCCGCTGAGGGAATAGGTTCTCGTTGGCGTTGGCGTTTTCACACGCCCACTCGATTAGAGTCGCCCGGTTTTCGGGGTCAGCAGTAAGCTGCGGCAGCACCACTTCCAGCATGCTGACAATAGCCTTAAAGCGCGTCTCGTCGACCTTCACCTTCTCGCTTTCCGGCTCTTTCAGGGAGGACGGCCAGCGATATTCGAAGTTGTTTATCCAACTCGCGAAATACACGCTGTAGGTGTTTTTCAGCTCCGGGAAGTCAGCACGCAGAGACTGGAAGAACTCAATACTCCAGGCGCGGTACTGGCACACGCGGATGAAGAACGCATAAAGCTGGTCCAGCCACTCGCGGATGTTGTCGATGTACACCGCCACGGCGCGGGCATCTTCAGTACCTTCACCGAAGCCCTGGGCGAATGTCTCAGAGTTGAGGATGATCGCTGGCATGTCGGCGGCGGCGGCCACGTTCTCGAGAATGTGCTTACGCGCAGAGTCGAGAGGCTTTTCCAGGTTGCTCAGGTCGATTGACTCGATATTGTCGCTCTCGCCGATCTGCAGGACCTCTCCCGTCTTCCCGCGCTTCAGCATCATGCGCTTGATGCCGCTGAGCTTCTGCATCATGTTGTTGACGACGGAGCTTGGACCCTTAATTTTCGTCACCAGCAGGCCGCCTTTCACCGCAACCATATCGTCGGTGCGCATGGTCTGGATGAAAGACTTCAGCGGGTAGAGCGCTCGCTGGTACACGCTGCGCCCCGTGAAGCCGAACGCCGCCGGGTTGTATGCGAGGTAAATCGGGTCCTCGTTCTGCACGACGACACAGCGCGATTTGTGATACGGCTTTCCAGCAACCCTGATACCGTCGACTTTCTGGAAGTCCTGGGCGTTCGGGTCCTGATTCAGCACGATACTGCCGGCGGTGTTCAGCGGGTCCAGGATGTTAAAGCTGACGTTGTGCTTGTACAGCGTGCGGTAATCCAGCGATTCATTCGGCTCCTGGTTATCCACCAGCATGGCGATCGCTGATACGCCGTAAATTCGGGCGATGCGCGCGGCGTTGGCGATGTGCTGGTTCGCGCCCATCGCTTTCCACTCGCGCTCGAACGCGTCGCGCAGGCGCTGCTCAAGGCCATACGACTGGGCAACATGCACGGTGCGCGGCTCATTCATCGCCATTTTAATCGGGCGATCCACCATCTTGCCGCCCAGCGGGTGATAGAGGTAAACCGTTTTGCAGGTCTGATAGCCAGCCGTAGAGCCGGGCTGGATGTCGTCACTGTCCAGCAATGCCATCAACTCTGAGTGAGAGCAGCTGCCGATTTCGAAATCGTCTTCGTTCATTGGTTCTCTCGTCAGATTGCGTCGCCGCTGCCGAAGGCGATGATCAGCCCGTAGGTGTAATCATCGAGCAGGTCATCGGCGCGCTTATGCGCTTTCTTGTCGGCAAGGTGGAATCGGGAAACCTGCTTGTGCAGATGGTTTGCTGTCTCGCCCTTGAAGACGGCTGTCTTCTCGTAGGCGTGTCTGGAAATTTTCGCCAGGCCGCGGTAGTGATAACCGGAGGCCATAATGGCGCGCTCGTCCTTTCCTTTGCTGGTCAGGGCGGACTCAATTTTGTTGACCGGCCATCCCAGGCTTTCGCCTTTCTGCAGGAGGATGCTGCCCATGCTGGCGTCTTCGATGAAAACGCCCAGGCTGCCGTTGATGGCAACGCACTGGCCTGAAAGCTCGTTGAGGCGGTCGAACACCGACGGCATCCACGTTTCCAGCAGCGCGCCGTCAATCTGCACCACATCCCAGTCGAGAATGGTGAGGCGCTGAATGCCGGGCCGGGTGTCGACGGCGTAATAAACCACCGCCGTTCCGTCATGCTCGGATCCACCTTTTACGGCGGTATCCATGACAGCGAAGACGGCCTGGCACATTTCAGGGTAATCAACAGGCTGATCCTGATTCTCACCCTCGAACCATTTGCGGACGTCGAACAGCGAAGCGGCGGACCAGTCGACGAACTCGGCCAGAAACTCCTGGCGGAACACGCGCGGGTCGTTGTTGGCCCTCTCCTTCTCCAGTTCTTCCGGCGGAACGAACGGGTTAGAGGACGTCGGCGCGTGATGCTCGATAAATCCAAGGTTCTTGTCGTGGCAGATGGCGTAGAAGAAGTTCTCTTCGTCCACCCCGTCCGGCGTTGAAAATACGTAGGCCCGGCCTTTCGTCGTCAGCAGCGTTGGCTTAATCGACTTCGGCCAGATCTCCCTCAGCATCTCCGGCGACTTAGTAAATGCCGCCTCGTCTATCAGGATGATTTCGTACTCACGACCACGACCAGCCAGTTTGTTGTCGTTGGTGACCCAGAAGTCGATCTTTCCGCCGTTCTTCAGCAGCAGGCGCTTCTCCTGACGGCTAAAGCTTTTCTTCAGCGGCAGCAGGATTTCTTCTAGCTTGTCGTAGATCTCCTGATACTGGCGATACTCAGCGGTGAAGATACCGACGCGCCCGCCGAGTTCAACGTCCATGCCCGGGCGTTTAAACGGTGCTGTTGCGTAAGTAACCGCGGCACTGGACAGCATGAAGGTCTTACCCCATCGGCGGCCACACCGGACCGCATGCAGCTGACCATCCCAGGAATCAGACCAGACCTTTAACTGCCCGTCATGCAGCGTCGGGAGGTAAATGTCGGCCATATCATCTTCCTGGTATCGGCAGGGTGTTGTGAACGACGATCGCGTTGTCGCTGTCGCCGTCTCTCAGAGCACTAATTTCGTGACGTAGCTTCTCGTTCTGCAACTCGAGACGCTCTACATCGAGCAGCGATTGACGCTCGCTTGTATTCCGCAAGAGGATTAGTCGGGCCAGTTCTTTTCGGGCGCTGTCTTTGTCGGCAGTCAGGATCTCAATCCCGAACTTGCCAAGCTTGACACCCTGCAGCAAATAGCGAGCATCGCCTTCCAGATCCCGTGTATCAGCAAAGAATGGCTCACCCACTCCTTCTCCGTTGCAGCGCGGGCATTCTGGATTTGGGTCGCCATTATCGACAAATCCAATACCTCCAGATGTATCCGGGGGATGCGCACCGTCAGCCTCAGCTTTACGCTCAGCGGCAAGTTGCTCGGCAATATCCCGCCACTGATATTTGTGCTCGTTCCCCCAGCAGTACCGGCAGTTAACACGTCGATACTGAGCTATCTCGTTAGGGTCCGCGTTGATGATTGCAGTCAGCTGCCCGATCACATCATCAAGCTCTGCTGCGTATCTCCTCTGTCGCTCATTGCGTAGGTGATGCACATAACGTGAAACCTTAGGGTTTCTGAGGAGCTGGCTAGCTGTCACGTAAGCGGCATTTCCCGTCCCCGTGTAACCGGCAAGACGATAGGCCTCGACGCGAGTTTTCCCCTCGACGACATGCTGCGCAAATATCATCTGTTGGTCAGAAAGACCGAAATCATCTGGTGCTGAGAGCGGAGTAACCGAGCGCTCTGGTGCAGTTTTTTTTTGCACCTCAGGCTCTGGCTTTGCGCTCTCCTGCGCGTGTTTTCCTTTCTGCGAATTCGCATTTTTTTTCGCAGATTCTTTCTGCGATTTCGCACCATACGACGTTACTTTGATGTAGCGTTTCGCAGATGCGTAATTCAGTCCCTGAGCCTGGCACCAGTCTTTGGGGGAAATACCTGTTTTGGCATGCTCGGCGAGGAACTGGTCTTGCAGTGCTCCCCAGTCCGGTTTTGCCATAATACTTACCTCACGTTGACATTATCGAAGCCCCTCAGTGAAGGGCTCCTGTAATGCCTAACTCGCTACCGGTCCGGAGGTGCTCGTTGCCGTGGATACTGGTGAGGCTGCGGCATCTGCCTGGATTTGCTTAAGTCGGACCTGGACCAGCTCTTCCACTTTATCGGCTTCTGCTTTTGCAGCAGCTGCTGCCTCTTTTGCCTTTGCCAGGGCATGAGCTTTGAACCAGTCACGCATTTTTACCCAGCCGCCAGCGATGAGCATGAAAGCGCTGGTTACCGCAGAAAAATAGAGCAGAACACTATCAAAGAACGTCATTTTGTTTTTCCTTGCCTGCGTTGTTCAGCCTGCCGTATGGCGGCCAGTTGATTGTTAGCTTTCTCGATTGCAGCCAACAGCGGTTCTATCCAGAGAACGGCCTGACAGTACGTCAGTTGGCTGGGGGAAGTGGCGCTATTACCGCCTTCGTCAGCTCCGGCGGTAGTGGTGTGCATTGCGCTGGCACGTAGACTGTTCGTGTATTTGAGCAGCCCGTTAGCGATATGAGCAGGCACAGGGTAATCGCATGTTTTTTCACGGCGGAGTATCTCGCGATATTCAATGACGGTGGTTTCCGCTTTGGCGTCTACCGCGGCGTTATCATCCACGGTGCCGGAGGCCATCGCACTGAATGCCTGGCTTTCGGCTGCCTGCTGCTGAATGACTTTTGCCTGCATCAGGACATTCGCATCAGCATTATCAGCACGAGTGCTGTTACTCGCGTAGCGGGATCCAAAAAACAATCCAAGCCCTGCCACCAGCAGGATCAGGAATATGATGATGGTGGCGCGCGCTTCGGCAGTCACTGGTCTAACCCCCAGCACGCCAGCGCACTTTCCTGATCACGACGCTCAACCTGACCGTAACAGCCATTTTTCTGGCCTTTGGTCAGGCGACAATCCCGGCCGCCGTCTTTAATCCACCAGCGAATAGCCTCACAGGCTCCTTTCCGGTCACCAGCATTGATGCGCTTATAGAAAGTTGACGGGAAGCATTTACCCGGGCCGATGTTGTATGGGCAGAACGATGCGATCCCTACCTTTTGCGGCTCTGTCAGAGGCACTTTGATATTCCGGTCGACCCAGGCAAGCGCTTTATCACGCTCAATGGCGTTCACCTTCTTGCATTGCGCCTCGGTAGCGGTCATGCCCTTCACGACACGCTTACCGTCAATAACTGTCACGCCATGACATAGCGACCAGACGCCACCAGGATCCATGACGGCCACGAGAGCATTGCCTTCCTTCTCACTAATGAACTGGTCAAACAGCACTGGCGCTGATGCACCAGCGGCGATCAGGGATAGCATGGCAGCGCTGAGTTTTGCTCTTGTCGATGCCATGTTAATTGTCCTGTGGTGGTGCGGTGATGTAGCCCTTTTTCAGGGCCTTCTCGTATGCCTTGGTCTGGCGTCTTTTGAAGTAGAGGTTGGTAAGGTAAGTGGCTATACCGATAAGAAAACCGCCAATCACTGCAACCTTGTTCCAGTCGAGGTCGTGCAACCATTGCAAAATGCCGCCTCCACAAATAAGACTGCCAGACACGCAATACGAGACTGCGGATGCGATTTTGTCAGGCATATATCGGATCATCTCTATCTCCTCGCGTATTGGCGGGAGCTGTGCGTAATGGGTCAGGCCCTCGGGACGATTTAACAAGAAGGCATGTCGAGGATGGTTCCCGGAGCCTGAAATAAAAAAGCCCGCGACAGGCGGGCAATATGGGGGTAAGGCAATGTCAGCTCTATGGCCGAAGGGTCCCAGGTAGTGGGTTTGGTTGTGGGGAGGGATTCGAACCCTCGACTTTGCAGGTGTATGTCATTGATGCATGAACACCTGTACGCTTATCATCATTAACATTTGGCCTCTCTGTCACGCCACAACGGAAAGAACACTGCCACTTTATCGACTATGGTGGTTAGCGCGGAGTCGGTTACGCCAGTATTCTTCCCTGTTATGGGCTCCGTTTCGTGGAGCTGACGGGAAGGAGCGCTACTCTTCCGCCTCATGCAAGATAACACCGCCACGATGACGATGTGTTTTGCTGATGGCTCGCCTGGCCGGATTCGAACCAGCGACCAACCGCTTAGAAGGCGGTTGCTCTTTCCTCTGAGCTACAGGCAAATAAAAAGCCCCGCGCAATGGCGAGGCTCATAATTCTTTGTCGACCTACGAAGCTATGGCGACGATATCAGATTTACATGAAATATATGCGTTTCAATCCAGTTTTGCAAGACTTGAGTCTAAATTTGTCGCCTTTTGTTGTGAACGTGATCGCGTAACCTGCAATAATGCCCCGCTATCCAGGCGCAGGAAGATGTGACGCATCTCAACCCAGCGGTCCGTAAACGTCTCTGACCAGTTCTTTGGCGTTACGCCAACCAGAGAGGCCAGCGCCTGATATTCGTACGTCTCACGTCCCACCAGCTCAGATTTGACGTCCTGCGCC